TCCACAATCATGATACCACGAAGGCCCGGAAAGCGCCACAACATCTTGGTGGACGCAATGCTCCGAGGCAGCTTCTACGGCGCTATGATCGCCGCTGTTCTATTTCTCATCTATTCAAAAGTTAACCCGTTTCTGGGCGGCGTGTGCAGCGTCATCGCCACGGCCTACATCGTGGCCTTCCTGGACGTCAACGCCAAGGCCCTGTTCGATTAGGAGGTGGAAGCATGGCGACTCTTTACGAACTCACTGGAAACTATATCACTCTCATGGATATGCTCGACGACCCCGAAGTGGATCCGATCACGCTCATGGACACGCTTGACGCTGTCGAGGGCGAGCTGGACGAGAAGGCCGAAAACTATGGCCGCATTATCCGCAATCTGGAAGCGGAGGCCAAGGCGCTCAAGGAAGAGGCCGACAGGCTGAGCCGCCGCAAGCGGACCATCGACAATAACATCGACTCGCTCAAGAAGCGCCTGCAGATGGCCATGGAGCTCACCAACCGGCCGAAGATCGACACGCCGCTGTTTAAGTTCTACATCCAGAAGAACGCGCCGAGCGTCGTGCTGGACATCGAGGATCTGACGGAGCTCCCGCCGGAGTGGCTCACTTATCAGGAGCCGAAAGTCAACAAGGCAGCCATCAAGGACGCGCTCAAGGCCGGGCTTAATCTGGAGGGCATCGCCCATCTGGAACAGTCCCAGAGCTTGCGGATCAGATAGGAGGCGGGCATGAAAGTCATCATAAAGAAGCCATACAAAAAGCCCATCTATTGCGACATCCCGAACGAGCTTGCCGCGCTCCAGGAAATCGTCCGCGGCTATGTCGAGGCCGTTGGTGTCTCTCCGGATCTTGTCGTCCTGTGCAATGAGGAAGGCCGCATTGACGGGATGCCTCACTGCTGGGAGGTTAACGGCATTGATTTTTGCGGCCCGGTCATCCTGTGCGGGGTGGACGGTACCGAGTTCACCGATGTTCCATTCATCAAGGAGCTGATCGACCAACTGCTCGAAATGGAGGACGACGACTGTGTGGAGTGCTGAGATAGTAACACCGGCAAACGGCCGCCGGCGGATAGAGATCGCTCTCGACATCGACCCGCAAGCGATCGACCTGACAAGGGCCATCTGTGACGCCGTCTACAACACCATCAAGGAAAAGGTCATCGACAAGGACCTGCGGGACGTCAACCGCCTCGTGGATCTGATGACCGATCTGCATCAGATAATTCAAGAAGAATCAGAGAAGGAGAGGAGCAACGCATGAAAGCATATTTCTCAGATTATGACGATACAGTCAACATCACGCTCGACCCGTCGACCGATCTCGGCCGCGATACCATCACCGACTTTGTGACGCTCATCATCGAGAAGGCCGTGCATGAGCTTAACAGCAACATCGACGCCGACGACGAAGTCCTCGAGCTCGTGGATCTGGCGGCGTCCATCAGAAAGTCGCTGCACAAATACGACGACAAAGCCATAAAGGCAGCGACGCAGGAAGGAGCGGCCCATGAGTAAGGTGATTGGCATTATCGGCGAGTCCGGCAGCGGTAAGACAACGAGTCTCCGCAATCTGGATCCGGCGACGACGTTCTATTTGGACTGCGACAAGAAGGGCCTTAACTGGAAGGGGTGGAAAGAGCAATACAACGTCGAGAAGAAAAACTACTGGCCCACGGATTCGCCCTCGATCGTCCTCGGAATGCTGCGCAAGATTAACGAGCAGGAGCAGTTCAAGCACATCAAAGTCGTCGTGATCGACACCATCAACGGCGTCATGGTCGCCGAGGAGATGCGCAACGCCAAAGTCCAGGGCTTCGGTAAGTGGACAGACCTCGCATCCTACGTCTGGGAGATCTTCGACACCTGCCTCACGCTCCGGGACGATCTGACAGTGATCATCCTCGCGCACTCCATCACGGACACCGACGACAACGGGATCGTGTTCACTCACATCCGGACGAACGGGCGCAAGCTCGAGAAGATTGTGCTCGAGTCTAAGTTATCCACCGTATTGCTCGCAGAGTGCAAGGATGGTAACTACATTTTCCACACGCGCGCGGACCGTTCCACCGTCAAGACGCCGATGGGCGCTTTTGAGGAGGAGGAGATCCCTAACGATGTAACCTTAGTATTAAAAGCATTGGAGGATTTTTAAACATGAAAAAGGTCGATTTGAGCAACGTCAACGAAGCAACTGAGTTTAAAAAGCTGCCCGCTGGGGCCTACGCCTGCGTCATCCGCGACGTCGAGGACATTCCCGCCAAGGAATATCTCAAAATAGACTACGACATCGCCGCTGGCGAGTTCGCCGGACACTTCGACGCTATCCGGCAGGAGCATCCTGATTGGCTCTGGGTGGGCGCCTACGTCAAAAGCTACAAGACGAACGCCCTGCCCATGTTCAAGCGCTTCTGCTCCGCGATCTCCAAGAGCAACGGCAACTTTGTCTTTGATGGCGGCGCGGTCAACAGCGACGAGACCACGCTGATCGGGAAGAAGCTCGGCATCGTTCTCCGGGAAGAGGAGTATTACACCAACGCCGGCGAGCTCCGGACGCGCTTAGTCGTTCATACCGAATGCCCGCTCGACAAGCTCAGCTCCCAGAAGGGCCCGCCGATCAAGCGGCTCCCGGTGGAAGACAAGGCCCCTGACGGCTTCATGAGCGTTCCCGACGGTGCTGAGGAAGGATTACCGAATTGGTAATTCAGGAAGACACTCGTCAACAGGCCGGCAAGCACGACTTAAAGCATGATTGGTTCGCCGCGCACGGAGTGGAATTAGTACGGAGCAAGCTCCCGTTCGGAGACTATGCCCTCGTTCCATCCGTCGCGGTGGACACCAAAAAGGACATGGAAGAGATCGCCGCGAACATTTGCGGCAAGGAACACACACGATTCATTAACGAGTGCAAGGCGGCCAAGGCCGCCGGCTGCACCCTCGTGATACTCGTCGAGAACACCGTCGGGATCCGCGAGCTGTCACAGGTCCACACGTGGATTAATCCGCGGGCGATCTATTCCAAAAACTGCGTGCAAGGGAGTCGGCTCCAGAAGGCGATGGAAACTATTTCCACCCGCTACGGGGTCAGGTTCCTTTTTTGCCAGCCGGAGGAATCAGCTGAAAGGATATTAGCTATCTTATGGGGGACTGCTTAAAAGCGGCGCTTGAATACGCCAGTAAATACCATTGGGCCGTCTTCCCGGTGAGCCCTAAGACTAAGAAACCACTTACGCCGCACGGGTGCAAGGACGCCAAGAAAACGCCGGGCGCTATTAAAACATGGTGGCGAAAGTGGCCGGACGCCTCCGTCGGCATCGCAACCGGCTCGGCCTCTAACCTTGTTGTGATAGACGAAGATCTCGACGAAGAGCGAGGCATCGACGGGATCCAGAGCGTCAGGGACTGGGAAAAGGCCCACGAGGCGCTCCCTGAGACGTTGATGGCCATCACAGGGCGCGGCGGCTATCACCTTTACTATCACTACGAGGGGAGCAACATCAAGAACCGCGCCGGCCTGCTCGATGGGGTGGACGTCCGCGGCGAGGGCGGCTATGTCATCGCACCGCCGTCTGTCCATCCTAACGGGACAGAATACCAATGGGAGTATGACCCAGAGGAGTACCAGCTTGCCGAGCTTAACGACGCTGTCCTGGCGTTGCTGAATGCCGACAAGGAGGCACATGAGGCAGAGAGCTTCACGCTTCCGGAGCGGATTGCGAAGGGCGAGCGCAACGATACAATTTACCGCCTGGCGTGCTCCATGCAGTCTCAGGGCTATCCGGATGCCGTCATCGAGGTGACCGTCCGCAAGAGTAATCTGGAACTTTGCGAGCCGCCTCTCCCGGATCGGGAAGTCGACACGATCCTCAGCTCCGCGCTGCGCTACAAAAAAGGCGAGTTTAAGCTCATCAAGACCGCCGAGGAGTGGCACGAGCCGAAGCTCACGATGCAGCTCGATCGGGATGGAAACCCGACCGACAAGCCGGCCCAGACCATCGCCAACGCCGAGGAGGCCATCGCTTACGACAAGGAGCTCTTTGGGAAGCTGAGATATAACGAACTAGCATACGTCCCGTATGTTATCGGCTCGCTGCCCTGGCGGCCATACAAAGGCAGCCGCGAGTGGGACAACGTCGACGACTCCAACCTCCGGAGCTACATCGAAAAGAAGTACGGCCTCAAGTCCGGCGAGAAGACAATGGACGCGCTGACCAACGTCACAGCGCGGCGGCCGATCAACTTCGTTAAGGAGATGCTCGATGGTTGCTATGAGCGTTGGGACGGCAACAAGCACATCGACAGGCTGCTCCCGGACTATCTGGGGGCAGAAGATACGGAATACACCGCTGCCGTTATGCGCCTGTTCATGTTGGGCGCGATCTCCCGGATCTACAAGCCCGGATGCAAGTTCGACTATATGCTCGTTCTCGTTGGCGGCCAGGGCGGCGGCAAGTCGACCTTCCTCCGGCGCCTGGCTATCAATGAGCAGTGGTTTAATGACAACTTTAGCAGCCTCGACAGTTCTAAGGCTATTGAGAATTTGCGCGGGATGTGGATGGTCGAGATGGCCGAGCTGCAGGCGACAAAACGGGCTAAGGACGTGGAGACGATCAAGAGCTTCATAACGTCACGCGTGGACACTTACCGCGCGCCCTACCAGCGCCGGACGGAGCAGCGCCCGCGGATGTGTGTCCTTGCCGGAACATCGAACCCGGTCGACTTCCTCACGGATCCGACAGGCAACCGGCGTTTTTTGCCCATCACGTGCGACGCTTCACGGGCCACAAAGAGCATTTTCGACGACGCCGATGAGGTCAAGTTCGAGATGGCTCAGGCGTGGGGCGAGGCTATGGACATCTACAACCAGGCTAACGGCAAAGTCCGGCTGACGCTCCCGAAGAAGCTCGAGGCCGACGCGCTGGCGGCGCAGACTCATTACCTCGAGGAGAACCCGCGCATCGGCATGATCCAGGAATGGCTCGACCGCTGCGAGCATGATCGGGTGTGCGCCATGATGATCTGGCGGGAGGCGCTGGGCCATGAGTTCGACGAGCCTCAGCTCAAGAGCGTGAACGAGATTCATAACATCATGCGTAATTCGGTTGCCGGTTGGAAGTATATCGGCAAACAAAAAATGGGCATCTATGGTATCCAGCGGGCTTATGAACGGGCCGATAAGGACAATTTTATTGACGCTGAGGGGGTCGAAATCCCGTTTTGTTGACGAGCGGCAACCAAAGCGGCAACCGTCAAACCCGCATAAATACGGCAAAGTTGCCGAGGTTGCCGGTTAAAGTATGAAAATCTAAAACTATAAAAAAAATAATAAATATTAATAAAAGGGTTTATAGAAAGTTTGAGTAAAAATCGGCAACAGCGGCAACCAAGGGGAGGACACAATGAAGCTATGGGGAGTTATCGCAACGAGTTTTTTATTGAGCTCCATGCTGATCGGCTGCACTGCAACGGCGACGGCCGAGACGGAGGAGCTCCCGCCTGTGGAAGCGGAAGCCGCGCCGACGCCAACGGCCGAGCTCTACATCCGCGAGACGATCACACCCGAGGAAGTGGAAGCGCCGACACCGGAACCGACACCGACGCCGGAGCCAGAAGTGGAGGAGGAGGTGACAGATGAAGCACCGAATGCCGAGCCGGAGCCTGCGCCCGTGGAGGAAGCGCCAGAGGAAGCTCCGGATCCTGACGCTGGCGGACCAGACAGCGATGGAGATGGAGGAGCTGAGGAGCTCACTGAGGAAGAACCGGAAGCCGAGCCAGTGAACGCGGAGCCGGCGCGGAGCTATTACGGTAATTGCCGGATAACGTTCTATTGTGGCTGTGCCGAATGCTGCGGCTCATGGGGTAATGCAACGGCCTCCGGAGCTATGCCGACAGCCGACTGGACAGTGGCCAATGGTTCGCTCCCGTTCGGGACGCTCGTCGAGATCGACGGACACACGTATTGCGTCGAGGATCGCGGCGTCGGCGGTGATCAGTTCGACATATACGTCGACAGCCATCAGGAAGCGCTCAATCGTGGGCTTTACTACACAGATGTTTATATTTTGGAGTGACGGCTATGGAGGAAGCATTTAAACGAACCTGCCCGATCTGTGGCAAGATCTTCTACTCTTACGACAGCGAGGCATGGGCTTACAAGGTAACGATTGACAGCCACCAGCGGCGCGTGTGCTCGTGGGGATGTCGGCGGAAATGGGAAAAGGAAAGCAAGGCAAATGACAAACGGCGAAAAGAAAAAAATACTGATGAGTTATAAGCGGCTCGCTCAGCAGGAGAAGGCCATCATCGAGCAGATCGACGAGCTGACGCTCCTGAAGTCGCCGCGTCTCGATGGAATGCCGCACGGTTCACCGGATCCGAAAGACCTGAGCGAGATCGTGAGCCTTGCCGATGGGCTCTTTGACCGCTGGCAGAAACTGTTGACTAAGAAGCACGCCGCGCTGTCGGCCATCACCGACGCGCTCGAGAGAATGCCGAGCGAGACGGAGAAGACGCTGTTGATGCTGAGATATATCAGCGGCCTGACGTTCGAGCAGGTGGCCGTCGAGATGGGTTACTCGTGGCGGCACACGCTGAGGATTCACGGGCAGGCGTTGGCGCACTTTATGGAGGATGCAGATGACAGCTGACGGCATAGATCACGGGCCGCACGTGATAGCTGACTGCTTTGAGGCAGTTATTGAGAAATACGCCGACGGCTTTGTTAATTGCCCG